AAAACTTCCGCCGTATAGTAGGCAGAGGCATATTTACAGATGGTTCTATGACAATCTCTACAGTCACAGAAGATGATACAGAGTATGACCACATTACATATGATGAAAATATTCCAGCACAGGAAGTATCTACAACACAACCTGAATTAGCACAGGAGTTTGTAGCATTTAAGTTTACTCTTTATAGAGATGCAACTACAACATCGGCTGGTCCTACATTTAAGGGTTACCAAGCCAAAGCAACCATTGCTACACCTAGACAACGGGTACTTAGATTTCCCGTATTTTGTTATGATGTTGAAACCGATAGGTTTAATGTCGTAACGGGATATGAGGGCAGAGCGCTAGACCGTCTTCGTGCTTTAGAAAACGCGGAAGCAAACGGTGATGTGCTCACTTGGCAAGACTTAACAACTACCACTGGTGAGTCACGTCAAGTAACAATTGAACAATTATCATTCACCCGTTTGACTCCACCAGATAAAAGATTTTCTGGCTTTGGCGGTGTCATAGAAGTTACCTTAAGGACTGTATAATGAATCCTGCTGATTGGGCTGGTTTAGCCGTAGCCGTAGCAACTCTCATAGGCTCACTAGCAATGGGAGTCAAGCATTTAACCAAGCATTACCTATCTGAACTTAAGCCCAACGGTGGGTCAAGTATTAAAGATAAAGTCAATCATCTTGAAGAGAAGGTTGACTTGCTGACTGAACTTGTTAAGGACGCATTGAGGAGATGAATGAAAACTGTAACCGAGAAAGCCACGCCTGCTGCTATTGCTGTTCTTCGCCAGGCGACAGCATTGTTTCCGAAGCGCAAGAAACTGTCAGACGGATTATTGCCATCGCTAGCCCACCAACGTACGAACCCCAATTCGGACCACAATACTGGACTAGCAGTAGACCTGACCCACGACCCTGAAAGTGGTATAGATTGTGCAGTCATCTTTGAAAAACTTAAAGAGGATGAACGCGTTGCGTACCTTATCTTCCAAGGAAAAATCTGGTCACGACAAAGGCGTAAAGAGGGTAATCGCAAGTACTCTGGTAGTAATCCTCACAACAAGCATCTTCATATCTCTATTAATTCTGATAAGTCTAGCGACACTAGCCCTTGGTTTTGGTGGATGAATCAACCTAAGATTGTGAATCAGATTGTGGCTACACTACAACCACAACCTAAGAAGAAGGTTGCTGACCCTGTGGTCTGCACCTGCTGCAAGGTTCACAATAAATAACGAAAGGTAATATATGGAAACCCTAAAGCAAGTATCCCTGTCTTGGTTCCGTGCCGCAGCATCTGCTGCTATTGCACTCTACCTTGCTGGAGAGACTGACCTAAAGGTTCTCGGGACTGCAGCATTGGCTGGCTTCCTTGGACCTGTCCTAAAGTGGCTAGACCCATCTGCTGCTGAGTTTGGACGTGGCTCTAAGTAGCCCTTTAAACGCCTTCTAAGGCGGTTTTTAGACACAAATAGACCCCCTGCCTAGTGTCCGTTAGGCGGGGGGTCTTTTCTGTTTTCTGCCAGTCTTCCCCTAACTGGATAGAAACTCAATTGGGACTCGCCATCCGTTTATGGACTCGTCCCTATATTTCGGAGTCATATAGTCAGAGCCTTTGAACTGACCATATATCTCCACCCTTGAATAATACTCTACATCTAGTACCTTTGTGCCAAAGATGATTCTATCTTTGTCTTTCTCCCAGAAAGGTATGGCTGTCTGGGTCCTAATAGTTCTGACTTCAAAGTTTCCTACATCTGATATATTTTTGCGTTGCTTGTGTAGGCTGTTTGGATACCACGGTACAGACCAAGTTAGGTTATACTCTTTGGCTACTGCCCATTCGGATACATTTGCTCTGATGTTTGCATTTAGTTCTGGCTCTAACTTACCTAACTTTTTACCCTCTGCATAGTTAGGTTTATCTAGTGAGCCAAACTTAGTTAGCCAACGTTCTACTGCTAGTAATGTGCAGACTCTGACTTCTTCCTGATTAAGTTCTACTATCATTCGCTTATCACCAAGTTGTGCCAGTACTCGGGATACTCTCTGGCATTAAAGAATACTACCAGGTCTCTCTCTTTGGTGTCCCAACGGGTATGAAAGACTGGCTCTATTCCTGCCAGTAGTTTGGCTGGGATAACACTTATACCATCTGAGAATCTAAAGCAGATACGGTGATAGGAAAAGTCTGAATCTGTATATGGTGGAGCAATCATAATCTGCTGTAGTTTATTAAAAGGAAAGATGGCTGGCTTACTACTGTCCGTCTTAAGCCATTTGATTTCTAGGTCGCCAATATAGTTTTCCCTACCCTGTGCTTGCATAACTGTTATATGAAAGTCAGTAAAGAAAAAGCGTGGAGTTGAGTACAGTTTCCAATTGATGAAGTAATCCATCAGCATTTTGGCTGCTATCTTCTCCCGCTTACCATCTGCATTTACTTGGCGGATTGGCTCAAGAGTCATTACGCCACCATTCCAGGGACATCCAGAATGGTCCAATGTCTAAATCAAACGACCATTTACTGATTGCTATACCTAAAGCAATACGCTTATATGCCCCTACTATAAGGTGGAATCTAACTCTGCCTACTCTAACTAGTTCGTATCTCATTTAGCCTCCTGTTTTGTAGAAACCATCACCCTTGAAGTGGATAGATGGTGCTGAGAATCTTTTATCCATCTGCACATTGCAATCTGCACAGAAAATTGTGTGGTCTGAATAGACTGCAAAAGACTGTTCTGTCCTAGCATTGCATATAGGACAACTAAACTCATAGGTAGGCATCGTCTTCCTCCTTTGGTGTAGGTAGTGTGACCATACTTCCACACATAGCACACTCAGCATCTAGGAAGTAGAAGGCAACTTCACCATCTAGGAATCCACCTAGCATCACAAAGACTTCACAACCACATATACAGACATCACCAATCGGTGTATCCCGTAGGTCCATTGCCCTGCTGTAATCAATTCTATGCAGCAGTTCACGGATGTCTTTACTCTCGTTCACTGTCCTCGTCTGCTTGCTGTATTTCTTCATCAGGGTATGGTCTCCATCCGCCTAGATTTCTTATTAGTGAGTTGATAGCACGTTGAACTTTCATTCTTGCGCCATCTACTGTTGTCTTTAAGTCTTTAGCAACTAGACTCCACTCGCTGTTATCCGTGCTAAACCTAATCCGAAGAACATTTTGCTTTGCCTCTGTCAGTTTATAAAAGGCATTGGCTATATCTGACCTTAGTACTAGCCAGTTGTTGCCATCATTGCTTGGTTCAGATTTATTGAACTTGAAGTTCAGGTCTTTTATCTTGGTTGGTATCTCGTAAGACTCCGCAATAATGCTAGGTAGAAATGCTTCTATCACAGAGGAGTCATAGTAATACAAGTCAAGCAACTCGTAGCCTGCTGCTTTAGCCTTTTCCTTTTCGCAAAACTTTATGGCTGCATTGCGTAGAGATTTGGCTATTAACTTATCCCTGTCTTTTTGTTCTAGGGATGACCATTCAAGATACTTGTTTGTATGGGTAATGAACCAGAGCCAAAGGATTTGCTGTATATCCAGAGCCTCAACCATCGGGTACTTTCTGTGGTACTCGTTGGCAAGAGAGGCTACTAAAGCCTCATACTCAGTTAGGTATGCGTCCTCCACCTGTGCCTTCCCATTGACCCCTTTGTACCAATAATCCTATTATGGCATAGTTTGCTATATCTTGTAGGGTATCTTGGATAGATTCGTAGTTGGGCGTGTCGCTCTTTTTATAATATAGATTTTGTAGCCGCTCTAACTTGTCGTGCATCCTAATAATTAGTCCATTGGTAGCACCGCCTGGTGCATTGGCTATATTGTAGGGACCGTAGTCCTGATGCTTTCTTAACATTAGTATGTGTAGTTCTTGCAGAATATCTTCTAAGTGTTTAATGTCCTTCATCTAACATCTCCTTGATTTGGCTATCAAACTTGGTCATTGCTTCCTGGACTATTACTTCCTCTACAACTTCTTCACCATCACCCTGTGCTGCTGCTACTAATACATTGGCTAGTAGGGTGAGTAGCATTTGGGCTGCTTGCTGGTCTACCTGATTAGCCAAGTAGACATCTCGCAGTGCTGATAGTAAATCTATTCCTTTGTTCTCCGATAGTGGTAGCCCCAGCAGTAAGGGGTTCTCCTCTATATAATCCCAAACTGTATCTTGTTCTTCATTCTCCCAAGCATTTTCTGATTTTTTCATCTAGGAACTGCACCCCTTCCTGCATAACTATGCTGTTGACATCGTGCCCTTCGGGCATCTGGACTATATTCACATTGCCTAACTCTCTACTTATCTTCTTACCAAACTCTAAGCCTGGTGCATCGCCATCTGCTAGCACAATAACTGTATCAAAGTCGTCAAGTATTTTGCTGTAGTACGGCTTCCAATTATTAGCACCTGGGATACCGACTGCTGGATGGTTGGTCTTGACTGATACTGTGATGCAATCTATCTCACCCTCTGTGACGCAGATATATTGCTCTGCATTTAGAACTATCTGCGAGTTGAACATTGTGGTCTTAGCCCCTGGCAGACCTATGTACTTAGGGTCTTCACCTCTGATTGAACGAAACCGCAGGTCAACGACCCCTGATGGGGTGGTATATGGGATAACTAACTTACCCTTGTAACCTTCGTGACCTGGCAATGGATTGTCCACTACTCCCAAATGAAATCTCTTGGCTTCTTCTACCGACAGACCCCGAGTTCCCAGATAATCTTCCGCTTGGTTTATGTATTGAGCGTATTCTGTCGTTGCCTGTAGGAGAAATTGTCTCTGCGAATTTGACAGCCTCACGATAATTAACTCCTTCTTTGTACATAATCAAATCGTATACATCACCACCGACTCCACATCCGTGGCACTTAAATCTACTCTCATCAAAATTAACACCTGCTGAAGCGTGTTTATCTCCGTGGAATGGACATTTAATCTTTCGCCACCCACTCCC